TATATTTTGTATATTTTGTATATTTTGTATATTTTGTATATTTTGTTATATTTGTTCTTCTGTATTTTGTAAATTTATATCAATAGCATATAATTATTTAAAATGTAATTCAAATAATTATATATGGGGAATTCTCAATCATTACAAAAAATAAATTACGAAGATGTTCAATATGTCATTAAACATTCCGAGAACCACATTCTAATAAATACCTTGAATGATGGGTAGCAAGAATGTCTAATACATAATACAGTGAATATACATAAAGAAGTAGAATTGATTAACAAATTAATAAGACACGGTAATAAAGAAATAAAAATATTAATTTATGGACGAAACTGCAACGATGAAAAAGTATACATAAAATATAATCAATTGTGTTCTCTCGGTTTCTATAATGTATATATTTATATGGGTGGGTTATTTGAATGGCTTATGTTACAAGATATATATGGGACCAATGAATTTCCAACTACGAAAAAAGAACTAGATATTTTGAAGTACAAACCTAACAAGGTTCTCAATGTACAATTATTGGAATATTAGTAGAAGTATTGGTAACAAGTATTGGCAGCTGTTCTCGTGAAAATAAAATATCTAGTAATTATATTATGGAAAAAAAATCGCTCTTACAAAATATTTTTTTACTTTGTTTATTTACAGCGTTATTATTAAGTTTTTATTTTTTTATCGACACACTCGTATTTAAAAACAAAGAACATTCGACCGTTTTTAGTAACTGGCAGTTTCCTATGTTATTGGCATTATTTGTAGATACTATTTATGGGTTGTAATCCATAATCGCAATATTTGATAAATGGTCAGCGCGTTTATTTAGGTGTCGCAAAATATGTTCGTAATGCACTTTTTCAAACTTACCTTCTAACTCCTTTGCCCTTTCATATAGTTCTATCAAGTTTGGCGAATTACATTGATATATTCCTTTCATATGATTTATGACTAATTGGCTATCTCCTTGAACATGTAGGCATTTTATCTTTAATTCGGCGGCCTGTTGCAATCCCAATATAAGACCAGAATATTCGGCACGATTGTTGGTAGCATTCATTCCTACAAAGAAACTTTGTGACCAAATTTCGGTGTCATTGTGATATATAACCGCTCCAGCGCCGCATAGTCCAGGGTTTCCTTTACTACATCCATCGAAATTCATTCTGTATGAAAATGAAGCAGCTATATCAGTCTCTAAATTTAATGGTGGAAAAGGAATGAAACGGTTTGTTTTGATTTTTGGCAACATGTTCGGTTTAGGTTTCTTTATTTGGTAGATAATATTTTTATTTCAATTTTAAAATATTATCGTAATTATCTTCTCTTCTATATTATAATATATGGAGTTTGTTTACGTATTGATGAATCGGTGTGATTGAGAAGATATAATAATATTTTTATCTAAGGAAGATGCTATAAAAGAATCAATTCATCGACCCAAAAACAGAATTGAAATTTTTAGTAAAACTAGTACAGCTGGTTATATTCCTACTTATAATTATTACCAAAATGGAGAATATATTCAAAAATCTTAGTTTCTAAAGCAAAAAACGTTCGGCCCTTCTTAAGATTTTGTTTTTATAGGATATTCGCCTACTTGAATCACTTCTTGATATAACAATTCATATTCATTACTTTTTTTATCCATAGTATTTAATTGTTCCATTTTTTCTAATATTGTTCCTTTGTAGTAAATATCTTTTTTGATTATTTCATGAAGTTCTTTGTTTTTTAATGCAAATTCATACAATTTATTTTTATTTTCTAAAACAGGAAAGGTCTGTTTATTTTTTAAAGGATATAGAATTGGATAAAACAATTGGATTGGATAATTTTCTATAACTAAATTCATTTTATATTCTAATTCGTTCATTAGATAATCTATACATTCGTTTTTTAATAAATCGTTTGAATTATCCTTAAAATGATGATGATACCATATTAAACTATATCCCAAATATAAATTTGATAAAATATCAGCCATGTTTCCAGAAATCATTTGTTTTGATTTTATTTTTCCACCTAACAAAGCAATAAAATTCGTTAAGAGACTAAATTTTAAGGTAGCTATTTCTAATCTTTTTTGTGGATTCTTATTTATAAACATAAAAGGATTTGTTAGGCATATGTAATTTTTTACAATATCTAAAAATAACTTATTGAAATTTTTTGTAAAATCGTTTATATTATTATCTTGTATATTTTGATAAATTGGAAAAATATAAGGATGACTTTTATTTAAACCTTGGCCGAAAATAATTAAACTTCGTGTAAGTGTATTAGAACCTTCCACAGTAATACCAACTGGTGAAGAATTATAAAAATTTGTAAAAAAATTGTTTTCGCCTATACAAATTCCACTACCAGCATAAATATCCATACCATGATTTAATATATTTCTAGCTCTTTCTGTTGTTTGTTGTTTCATTATAGCTGTTATAACGGAAGGTGTTGAGCCTGAATCTAAAATATGATTTGTGAATTTTACAGAACTATGAATAATCCACGTATTTAATAACATATCTACAAATTTTTCTCTTACTGCTTCCATATTTCCTATAGTCATATTAAATTGATTCCGAATGTTTATATAATTTAGTATAGATTGTGTAATAAATTTAGAAGATCCGTTTGCAGTAGCAGGTAAACTTACCCCTCGTCCAACTGCCAAACATTCCATTAACATTTTCCATCCTTCTCCAATTTTATCTGGACCTCCTATCACTTCTTTCAAATCAATATAAATAGTTCCTTTTATAGTTCCATTTGGAAAACCAGCATTATTTGGGTTATGATATGTATTTTGTAAAAGTCCAAGTTCAGATGGTTCTAATAATGCCAATGTAATTCCGTCCTTTTTATTTTCTAATATTCCATTTGGATCTTTCAATCTAAAGGCAACTCCAATTAAATTTGATATAGGAGCTAACGTAATATATCGTTTATTCAAAGTAACTTTTATTTTTGGCTTACCATCAACTATTTCAACTATTCCTTCATCTATACGTCCAACTGCGTCACTTCCGTTATTTGGTCCAGTTAATCCAAAGCATGGAACGAGGTTACCATTTGCGAGTCTAGGCAAAAAATAATTTTTTTGTTCTTCTGTTCCATAATGTTGTAGTAATTCTGCTGGTCCCAATGAATTTGGAACCATTGTTACAACTCCTAAAGATGGATTATAAGATGAGATTTTTGATAAAATATACGATTGAGTTTCTATTGGTAGACGATTTCCCCCATAACTTTTATCTATTATCATACTTAAAAAACCGTTTTTCCCTAGATCATTCATAGTTTCTTTTATTTTTTCATTTGGATAAATATTGTTTCTTCCTGTTTTTTCTAATATTTCTTCTATTTTTTGTTCAATCTCTATTGGAGTATTAAAATGTTTAATTGGCTCAAATAATTTATTATAATTTATTTTACCCTTAAACAATTCCCTATCTATGTGAGTTCCTCCTGATTTTAAAGCAATAATTTCTGTTTCGGAAATTTTTGGTATTATTTTTTTTATTTTATTAAAAATTATACGATACATGATGATTATAGATTTATTAGTTTTTTTCGTTTAAATGATTTTTAGTATTATTGTATTATATTGTATTATATTGTATTATCGTTATTATTAAAATATAATTTATAATTTATATCTTCAAAGATGTAATAAAAACAAACAATAAAAAAATTTCATCACTACTTTTCTATACCAATAACTCTTGTAAATTTTCTGCATTTTTTTTGGCTTTTTTGTGTAATTGTAGCGATTCTCTTTTCGCATAAGATGTGGTAAATAGACGATGCCTTCTCATTCGAAAGACACGTTTTTCAAATAATTCAAAAGCTTCTTGTAACGCATCAAAGTAATCTGAATTATTGCGATACATATCATACATTATACACCGGTCAATATCGTAGGCAGCTAATAGATCCGCTTCACGCACAATATGATACGCCAATTGATATTCACCCATTTCAGGGTATCCGTTGGCTTTTACTTTTGAATAGGACATTGTTCCTATAATATTTCCCACTATTTCCAATTCGTTTGGCTGCATATATTCGGACAAATGTACTTGTAATCGCGCAATTCCTTCTTTTTCATTCATATATTTTTTGTCACACATATCGTGTCCGATTGCTGCCATATAAATAATTTCTCTATGTTTTTCTAGATACGGATGTTTAATGACTTCTTCGTCGTATATTTTTTTCGCATATCCAAATACTTCCATACTGTGTTTTAGTGCATGTGATTCGTCGATGTTATAAATAGCGCTAGTATCTATAACAAAGTCGAAACAATGGTTTATTAAATTTATAAGAGATATGGATGTCGTCATTATTTTCATATTATAAAATATCTGGGATATTATAGTGTACTACAATAAAAATAATTTATTTTATTGTATTCAATTTTATTTTTTTACACTGCTGCATAGGTTTATTTAGTTATGAAATCATTTATTTCTCGAATCCATTTGTCGAGTTGTGTTTCATTTTCATAAATATCAATATTTCCATCCAAAATTAATTGTTCATTACAAACGCATTCATTCGAAGATTTGTCTAGCATATTATTATGGTAACTATTACAACTATTTAAATAATCCAATGGTATATTCGATTCGCCGTCTCTAGCTCGTTTCATTATTCGCAAATGACATTTTTCAGGACATGTTTTTACGTATACCACTTTGTGGACCGGGAATTCTTCGGAAAACGTATCAAACCAATTTAAATAAATTTGATAAGTAACATGCTCAATTTTTCCACTATCATAAAGCATCTTGGCAAACACCATTTTATCTGTATACAAACTGCGCTCTGTTATAATGATGGTTTTTTTGTTCGAAGACTCCTTTTCTCGAATATTTTTTAAGGCATCTCGTAACACCTTTAGTCTGGAGACATATGCCATCATTTGAAACGGAAAGGAATATTTTTCTTGGTCTGAATAAAATTTCTCAAGAATAGTGGTACCATTTTCATCTTTTATTTTTTCCCACTCATCCACAGGTTCCTTTAAAAACACAATATTCGCTTCATTTTTATAATAGTTACGTAGGTTCGCCAAGAGGGTAGATTTTCCAGAACCGATATTTCCTTCAATCGAAACAATAATGGGTGACATTTTTATATTATAATATATAACGGCGGTTTATTTATGTATTTTATTAACATTAATAATACATTTCAATTTTAAAAAAAAATGATTTATAAACTAACTTAAAAGAATAACTACATAATAAGATACATACTTTATCGCGAATAAATGGACTTGAAACAACAAAAATTAAATAGGTCAGAATGGAATTCTATCGAAGTATCAGTTTCAAAAGATGAAATTGATATTTTAAATATGATAATTAAAGGGTATCATGATGTAAACGTAAAAATTAATAATAATAATTCCATATTTACATTTTTAAAAGTAGAATATTCGGAGAAAATGGAAGACTTTATATATAATAAATATTTACGTGAACGTAGTGATAAAATTGAAGCCGAATTAAAAAATATAAATTTAGAATATAAAAAAATGAAAATAGATAACGAGATAAAATTAAACTCTGCGGACAAGGTGCGCTTAGAACGTTTTGACGAAAATTCATTAAAAAGAAATGACATTTACGAGTATACATTATTAACGCATATGGAACAAATTATTTACAACAAAAAATGCGTTAATAACAATAACAATAACAATAACAATAACAATAAATTATTTCACTTTCATTACTTCACTCTATATAAATTAATTAGAAATAACATTGTAAAATTGAATCGTCATATAAAAGAACTGGTAAAACGAATATTGTTTGCATTTGAAAATGATATGAATAAGGCAACTATTATAGAAAACGGCGTTGAAATTATCGAAAAAAACGAGAATTTATTGAGATATAATGATTTGACTTTATACGAACATCAAAAGGATATATTCACGGCGTGTAAAAAACCAAACCCTAAATTGGTACTCTATATGGCTCCTACTGGCACTGGAAAAACCCTCACTCCCATTGCATTATCAGAACAAAATAAAATAATATTTGTTTGCGCGGCAAGACACGTCGGCTTAGCATTGGCAAGAGCCGCAATTTCGGTTCATAAAAAAATCGCATTCGCGTTTGGGTGCGCTAGTGCCGACGATATTCGGCTGCATTATTTCGCCGCCAAAGAATTTACCAGAAATAAAAGGACTGGTGGCATAGGCAAAGTGGATAACACTGTTGGAGATAATGTCGAAATAATTATTTGTGATATTAAATCATATTTACCAGCAATGTATTATATGCTGGCCTTCTTCAAAGCAAAAGATATTATTACGTATTGGGATGAGCCTACGATTACATTAGATTATGATGAACATGAATTCCACTCCACTATCCGAAAAATTTGGAAAAAAAATTGTATTCCAAATGTGGTATTATCTTCGGCTACATTACCTAAACAACATGAACTTACGGAAACCATACCCGATTTCTTAAATAAATTTCCAGGTGCTCAAATATGCAATATTGTAAGCCATGATTGTAAAAAATCCATTCCCATCGTTAATAAGGATGGCTTTGTAGTATTGCCTCATTACTTGGATAGAGATTATAAAGGCATACTACATATTTCCAAACATTGTAACGATTATTTAACATTGTTACGTTATTTTGATTTGAAAGAAGTCGTTCAATTCATTACCTATGTCATATCAAACAATTACGGAACATCTAAAACTCATTTGGATAGACATTTTGAATCATTGGACGATATTAATATGAAAACGATTAAAATGTATTATGTTTATTTGTTACAAAACATCGTATCCGACAAATGGGAAAACATATATAATCATTTCAAAGAAAGTAGATGTCCGCGAATATTAGAAAATAACAGCATTGACCCCAAAGGGAATAAACTAATAAAGTCTAGTAGAAGTGTCGGTCCAGGGGCGACCATCCAAAATGACGCGAATCAAAAAAATAGTTTGGCTGGAGCCCCCCTTGCGCGATTAGCAAGCGAACAAACACAATCATACTCAAAAACAGAACAAATCCCAAGTACACCACAACCAAACGGTACCTCTGGAGTATATGTGACTACCAAAGATGCCTACACATTAACCGACGGACCTACCATATTTATTTCCAATGATATTGAGAAAATCGCGAAATTTTGTATTCAACAAGCAAACATTCCGTCAACGGTGATGGAAGATATTATGAAGAAAATAGAATTTAATAATATTATTAATGAAAAATTGCATTTGTTGGAATCGGAAGTAGATATTATTAAAGATGCCGCAGATAAAAAGGTTAAAAATGAGGTATCGGAATTTCACGGAGGACAAAAAGTAACTGGTAGAAATAAATCCAATAAAGACCCCAAAAAATTAAGTAAAGATATTCCAGAAGAATTTGAAAACAAGGGCGCCCTTTCAAAATTATTACAAGAAATCACATCATTAAGAATGATGATAAAATCCGCCGCACTCAATGACACATTTATTCCTAATAGAAAGATGCACTTGGATAAATGGGCGGAAGGTATTGATAGCAAATCCTCCTTTACGAGCAATATAGACGAACAAGTTGTATCAGACATTATGGCGTTAAAAGGTGTCGAAAATTCTTGGAAAGTATTACTGATGATGGGTATCGGCGTATTTATAAATCATGAAAATATAACTTATACCGAAATTATGAAGAAGATGGCAGACGAACAAAAGTTATTTATGATTATTGCCTCGAGTGATTATATTTATGGCACGAATTATCAATTCTGTCATGGTTTTCTCAGTAAAGACTTAAATTTAACACAAGAAAAAATCATCCAAGCTATGGGGCGAATTGGTAGAAACAACGTGCAACAAACGTACACCATCCGATTTAGAGATGATGAACAGATTTTAAAATTATTTACGTCTGAAACGGATAAGCCAGAGATTATTAATATGAATCGCTTATTTAATACACGCAAGGTCGTTTGGGAAAATAATCAATATACCGAGGTAGAAGATGATATCGACGATGATGCTGGAACAGGACAACATAATATATTATGTAAACATAACAATAAAACAGATATCGGTGGCGATGATGATGAATATGACCCATATGATGAAGAAGACAATATTATAAATAAAGATACCAATAAAAATAAGCAATTAGATATACTTGAATATGAATGAATACAATTGGCAAATATATAAAATAAAATTGATTTTCATACCTTTTCTATTTCAATTATAGAAATAATAGATGAGTAAAATGAATACAACCAATTTAAGAAAAGGACAACGTTACTTATTTTATGAAAAAAAGCCATACGAAGAAAACGAAACAATTTTTAGAGCGAATTTTGTCAATCTATACGAAACATCAAAAACATTAATTATAAACAATTCTGAAACAGAAACATGTGCAAAAACCCAAATATCTATACCATTAGAATGGATACAAAAAATAGACACTTTAGAAGATATTACATGCGGAAAAAGTATTTTGCCAGAAGAAATTTTACTCATGATTGATGAATATGTATAAGTTTTACACACCAACAATAAATATATAACAAAAACATAAAGATATGTTCAATATTTTATATAATATATATAACAATGTATCAATCAATAAATAATGAAATAGATTATCAAAGCAACAATCTCTACAAAAAAAGCAATTTTGAAAAAATGTGGGCTTTACCTTTGAAATTAGGTGCCGCTTTTTTTGTGTTGGTTTCATTTATTACCATTTGCAATCGTTCGTATAAAACAACGTTGAATTCATTGACAACCACAGAATTTACCTCAACATCTAGCTCAAATTCTAACCTTAATAATGATTTTTCCATTGAAATATCTGTAAAAGACCCCACGTATGGCATCATTCAAACATTAGATGATTTACCATGGGATGCGCTCGCGGAACCATATAAAAAACAATTGTTTTCTATTAAAACCTTTACTGTTTCCGATAAGATAGTCGATGTATCTGATTATATCGTGTGTTGGAGTATTGACAATAATATATTTCACGGCGACGATACATTAATAATGTTAAACAATACTGGAATATATGATGCGACTGTTTCGATTACTACTAAATTATCAAATACGATGACATCGAATACTGTATATACCTATGATTTTACATTAGATGTAAAATATGTTCGACGCGAGATACGCAGTCTTACAGATGAAGACCGCGAAACCTTTTTCACTGCATTAGAGCTTTTATATTCCCTTAGTGAAACAGAAGGACAACGCTTGTATGGGTCAAAATTTCATAATGCCGAATATTTTTCCTACAAACATTTAAGAGGGGCTGGAACTACGGATTGTGACCACTGGCACGATGGAGCTGGAATCATTACTCATCACATGGCGTTTACATTGGAATTTGAACAAAGTCTACAGTCCATTAACCCGTCTATTGCAAACCCTTATTGGGAATATGGTATGGACACGTATTTATATGACCATTGGTCGGAATCGCCCATTTTTGACGCGGATTGGTTTGGTATGTCCAGCCCTACAAATCCTGAACATAAAATAGATGATGGCGGACGATGGGCCGAACTATTGGTTCCAGACGGCGACACATATTCGGAATGGAGTATTGTCGACACAGGTTCCTTAAACCCTTATGTCAATGGATTTGGTCATATGCGTAGCCCATGGAATAATAACCCATTTCAGCAGTTGGGGCGTCATAACAAAACATATTCCATGACTCAATATGAAACCATGCCTGACTGTTCCGTTTTGCAATCTTGTTTTAAAAGCACCTCGCTTGCGGATTTAAATGATTGTTCAAATGGTCAGACTCACGGACCAGTGCACATTTTAATTGGTGGAGCGTGGGGCGATGGCACCCTATTTGATGACGAAGATATATCTATGGTGCAGAAACCAGATAAGTTATTGTTTTTTAAAGTGTTATGGCGTATGGGATATACACGATGTCCGGATACATGTACCTATGGAAAACCCTGTAAATGTTCTGTTCCTCAAAAATATATTGACGAATATGGCGCCGAAGCTATTTTAAAAGCTACCAATGTATATTATGCATTGGAGTCCGAGTTAAAAAATGCGGATGATGCACTCTTTTTAAAAGTATTGCGTGCGGTAGAAGACCCTGGTATTGCAGGGGAAATGTTTTCTTCGGCGGCAGCATTTGACCCTACCTTTTGGCCTCTTCACGGACAATTGGAGCGATTATTGGGTGCAAAACGTATTATGATTTCACAAGGCACCATTACAGATTTTGATGAAACATGGGCATTTACCGAATATAATAAAGCGTCTGGTGCGGCTTATTTGAATGGTGTTTGTGATTGGTCAAATGTGGCCGGTTCTGGTGATTTGACTATGCCAACCTGCACGATGAATGTCATTTGTGATGGACATAATGAAGATGACGTATTAGAATTCACGAATTTTTTGAATGAATACGAAGAATACACTAATAAAGACTTTTATAATTTTATACATCCCTGGTCAGACGATTTGCCATATACGTATGATACTTGGGATTTTGATTATTGTGCGGACCAAGGGTTTTCATTTACGGCGACGAGTAGCACCAATATTCCTGGCAATACAAATAATATTCCTGGAAAAATAGATAACAAATAGATAACAAAAAAATTTTATAATTCAATAATTATAAAATTTTAAACATTTTCATAACCGACACATTGGTTTCTTATTCTGGGCACATATGTACCCATACTATTTTCGTTATAATTAGTAGGCACGTCAATTGTTAAATAATTAGGAATTTTTCTAATATAAAAGGCAATATTTTTATTAGTATTTTCATACATTTCACTCAATAATACATTAGATGGTTGTAGTGCTGGTGCTAATTCTGGGTCTCTGCCATTTATATTATGATATTGTCCAGCTTCCACTATTTCTACATCTTCATCATCGCTTAAATGAAAGTCACTTCTGTCACGCATTTTAATATCATCGATAAATTGGCTAATCGTTACATTGGATCGTACAAAATATTTTTTTGTTTGGCAACTATAAGCCAATTTGAAATATAATTCGTAATATGAATTGGTTCGATTCATTTTTATATATTGGGTGCATTTTATATTCGTTATATTTTGAATATCAATTTTTTTGTTATATCATAATAGGTTTTTTGGGATTATATGTGGTGTAATTTAGTTCCAAGTGTTTTGAAATATGTATTGTTATAAGCGATATTTTTATTTCACCAAAATGCACGGTTTTAAATGTTCAAGGGTGTAAACTAATTTCGGTAATTATTTCACAAACCCAGTTTTGAAACTTTTATGCTATTGGTTTTCTTGATTTGAATAATACTTTATATACCTTTTTCAGTAAGAAATGTTACAATATTGTTTTCCACCTAGGGTGTGCATACTATGCACTACCTTTTATGTTTCATTAAATTCTCGAATAACAGAACGAATTGTTGATATTTATAATTATTATGTCCTCCTCTTTTTCATTTTATTTTATTCACTATTCTGTGAAGAAAACAACCCAATAAAATCAAAGAAATCAAACAAGGGAGTAAAATACGCATTCCTCTAAAATATTAATTCGTCGTTATATTTTTCTTTAATTTTTTCTTTTAAAATATTTAACTCTTCGTGTAAATCATAATTATCTTTTAATACCATTTTAAGGTTCATTCTTTTATCTTCTATTCTTTTTTCAAATACCAAATGTTGTTTACCTCTCGTAGTAATTAAAGAAATATATTTTGGTAGTTGTAATCCTTCTTTTACTGGATAAATATTATTATCTAAATCTTCGACTACTTTATTCGCTTGATTTAATTTTTCTTGTATAGATACTTTTTCTGATTTTGTTCCAATCCATATTTTATCTAATTTTGGATGTTTTTCAACTTTAAAGAATTCTCTTTTTTTTGTATGTTCTTTATCTAACCATTCGTGATAGTAAACAACATATTTTTTCATCATTTCTTGTGTAATTTCTTCAGGCAAATCTTTCGCACTATGTTTTCTTTCTCTCTTAGTTCCTTCTTTTATTCCTTTTGAATTTAGTTCTTGTTCCTTTCTTGTAGCAATTCTTAAATTATCCCAAGAATTATTTAATGGGTCTTGGTCTATATGGTCTACGCTTGTATTTTTAGTACCTTTTCCATTTCCATAACATCCTGTAATTATTTGGTGAATGTATAAATTCAGTGAGCATAATATGTATCCGTTTTGGTGTTTATACCAAGTTATTTTTTTGTTAATGTTTTTTTCGTATTCTAATATTTTTTCATAGCTTTTTAAACATAATTTACATATTGTATCTTTTTCACAATACATTAATATATATTCTTTTTCATTTTCAATTATTCTCCATAAAGGATTTTTCATAATATTTGCATCTTGTCCACTAGTTATATAATGTCCTACAATGTATTCAACTACATTATAATTTTCTATGATATTTTTATGGTAAAAGTGATAAATTTCAACATTACACTTTCTTAAATCATATTTATTTAAATTTTTAAAATTATAAATAATGCTTTCACTATTATAATTAAATATAAAATCTAAATATGTAAAACGTTTGTAATTACTTGTGTATGATGGATAATCTTCTATATTGTATTCATTAAATACAAAATTTTTATTAAAATTTATTATTTTATCTTTGTCTTTGTAATCAAGAAAGTATATTTTATCTCCATAAGTAATAGTTCCACAATTTAGTTTTTCATCTGTTCCGTAAAGAGGTTTCATTTTTGATAATATAGTAATATTATCTATCTCAAAATATGAATCAATTTTATCAATATTCATATTATGATATTATTTGTACTATAGTCTTTAAGTAGTTTTGGGTAATAAATAATAAAATATTATTATATATATTTGAGAAAACCGCCCAAACCGCTCAATTGGAATATGCTAATCCACCCATTCCACTCATAATACGTAAGACGTTGTAGTTGGTGGCATAGACACGGACCTTTGCAGTCTTGGTACCTTCAACAGTTGCGTTGGATAAGACCAATTGAAGTGTGGCGTTATCAATTCTGGAGAAGTTGCACGTGCCGCTTGGTTGATGTTCTTCAGGTCTCAATGCAAATGAGTAAACATTGATACCTTCATCAGGGGAACGTGTGTGTGCCTGGTATGGTTGGACCCATGAGAAGTATGAACCTTCACGTTCAGAGAAACGATCTTGTCCGTTAAGTTGTAATTTGGCAGTTACAACTGGGTTTTGGCCCCAACAATGCATATCTAAGGAGGTTTCGGTTAAAACGAATGTGCCTGCATCAGATACACCTGAGTTATCAAGGTGTGAGCCGCCGTTTTGTAAAAGAGCAGCAATGGATGCATCAGTTCCTGTTGGAATAGGGACAGCAACACCACCAATGTTAACTTCGTTGTAAGGGTTTTCTGGACCGTGCCAGTAGCCAGTGAAGCCTGCTGGGATGTATTCATCCATAGCACCTGCGTCTTGGAATAAACCACGTGCATCAATGAATGCGCGAGAATCAGCTGCAACTGCTGCTGGGCCACCGAAAGCATGGATAGCGTTTGGTAAAGCATCAATAGCATCAGTGTAGTTGAATGGTTGGGCACCTAATACCTTGAATAAAAGAGCATCACATGTTAAGGATGAGCAGTAATCTACGTTTTGATCAGGTTGAACAACCCAGATTAATTCCTTAACAGGGTGGTTGAAATTTAACTTAATCTTGTTACTGGATGAACCAACTGATTCATCACCTGTGAATTGAAGCTGGGTGATTAAGTATTCGTGTGGGTTCTGTGCCATTCGGCGACGTTCATC